AATTAACTATCCCCTAACGGTCCTGCCATAATTCTTTGTTCTTGGACTACGATTAAAACTTTGTACTCCTTGAGTACGATACTCCAAATTCGGACCTTTTTCACCACGCTTAAGTGATTCAGTAGTCACTCTCGGTTGATCCGCTTTGGGTTGTACATTACCTAGTGCCATTACTGTCCTCCCTCTTTTTTAGAGTGATGCTCTTTGGGCGCTGAAGCAGGTGGTTTAGGCTGTTGAGCTTGAGTTGCTTCCATCTTTTTCAAACGCTGTTTTAGCAATTGTTTGCCAGGAGCTTCCACCATGTCAAGTAAAGATTCCTTATCAATTGCACCAGCTTTGAACAGGTTAAATGCCAACTGCTTGGTATCTTCAGTAAAGATGGGGCTGTTCGAGTGAGCATCTACTTTGACTACATAGTCATTGGTAAATTGCTCTGCAATAAACGGCACATCTTCCGTGTCTTTGTAGTGCGTTGGATCGTACTGTTGCATGAGCTTGAGATACAAGGTTGCGACCTTTTCCAAGCTATCTTCCACAATCAAGGCACGCTTTTTAGCTCTTGAGCTACCAAGTCTTGCCAATTGGCTTGCATGACCAGCAGAACGAACGCCTGATTCGCCTTTTCCTTGCAAGACATTACCAATACCAGATACTTCTTCAAACATCGCACTGATCTCATGAATTACTTCAAAGAGATCGGGTGGCATTTGAGGAGCTAGTCTTTCTGCCTTAGCGTTGGGCATATCTGACGAAAGCAGACCACCAGCACGGTTTAAAGCAAAATTTTTCTCATCCAAAATGCCAGAAAAGCCTGTCAACGCTGTTGGAGGTGCTACTTGCTTAGATAACAAGTCAAGGATCTCTACCCAGCGGGTATTGAGCAATACTTGCAACTGCATGAGCTTTTGTACTTCAGATGCACCCCAGAAGTAGTTTGGCAGTGGGTTAGGACAAATCTGAATAAAAGGACACTCGCCTTTTAAGAATAAAGATGATCCTGGTCTGTCATAAATAATGACATTAGGCGCTGCGGTAGTAACTACTTGGTAGTCTTGTGTTTCATCATTCCACACCCACAACTCAGTCATCTCAACAGTATCTTCAGCGACCTGTGGCTTGTAGCGGTTTACGCCATACAAGTCTAGGTTAATGTTGCCGTAGATGGTTGGATTGGTCTGCGACATAACAATTCTGTTAACTGCTTCAGGAATCTCTGATTCAGATACTCGTGTACCTGTGGTGATCCGCTTAACGATGTCATCTCGCTTTGGATGGGAATACAGACGGGCGTATAGTTCCGACTTCGTAATATAGTAGGTTTGAACGATGGCTTCTTGCCTGTCTGTATAGGCAATATCCTCCCGTAGCACACCGATAGAATCGGGTTCAATCAGGTAAGGGTTAATTCCGTTGTTGTAAACCAGCTTGATAAAAGTCGTGTTGTAGCACAGCGCCCAAGTCAAAGCAGTCGAGAATACTTGGTCTGCATTGGAGTTTAGCCACTCATCATTAAGGGCTTGGGTTAGGCGTGGTGTCTTGCGTTGCTCTGAATCATTGACTGATGCGCCTAGCTGGATAGAAAACCGTGTGGTTTCAGAGCTATACAGGAAGGATGTGAGCTGGTCTAAATGCGGATTGATCTTGTTGAAATACGCTGGCGGTTCTTCAGGTCCAGCGCCAAATAAATAATAAGCCCGCTGGGTGGTGTAATCACCTTTGCGGGCTTCTTTCGATACCAAGCACTTAGCGATAATGTCTAAATAGAAATCTTCTCTGGCTTCAGGGCTTGACGGTATTCTCATCGCTTAATCTGTAAGTTATCGGGATCTCTCATTGTACTGCTTGGATCAATAGTAGGTCCTTTTATAACTCCAGCTTCTCTTGGTGTCAAGCCTACTTGTTCATCTCTTACAGGTTTGATTGCATTACCCCGTAAAAGCGATTGCATATTCAATCCTTGGAAGCCTTTTTCGCCACCGCCCCAGATAGCAGCATCCCCTGGTCTTGCTTCCCTTGGCGCTTCGGGGATCGGGGTTTTCTGGAGCTTGTCTTTGTTGCCACGCTTGCGGGTTGCGTACTTTTCGGCTTCTGCGTAGTCTTTTTCTTTGAACTTGTTTTTACGGGTGAGGTATCCACCTTGGTTTTCACCTTCTCTGGTGGTTTTAATGTCGGACATATCAAACTCGATTGCAAGTTGCTTTGTTGACTTGTCAGTGAACTTGGTCTTTGCTGAGATAAGCCCAGGAGCTTGCAAAAATACTTGTAAAACTTCTTCATTGCATCCTTTCATTGGGCATTTAGCTGCCCTAGATTCAAAATAGCCATGTGTGGCACAGTGGTAGTCATGTAATACAGCCATAAATCAATTCCCCTTCAATTGCTCGTCAAGTGTAAGCTCAGAATAATCATATCTTGGCTTAATACCCAAGTTAATCTTAATCTCTCCGTTAACCAGTGTCAACTTGTTCGTTTTCTGTAATACAGGCTTAGATTCCTTGCGATATTGCACAAAACGGGTGTTATCACGGTTCTGCATGATCGCTACCTCGCCCGAAACCCATTCTTGGTAGGCTTTGGACACCCTACGCTGGACAAATTCAGTCATTGGTTCGCTTTCATTGATAAAAACATCTCGTATATGGCTTTGGGATATACCAGCTAGGTCTGCAAAAAGGGCAATAGAAATACCCCTGTCCTTATCGTTAAGAAAGCGTTTAATGATCCTGCGTAGCTCAGACCTACTGTGGATTGCCAGTGGAGTTGCCATAAACACCAATTCTCTTCAAATAATCACTCACATTGCGCCCAACAGTGAGCTGTTCAGGGGTAAAGTCATCCTGTACACGGGATACCCTTTTTGTTAGCTTCTGGGATATTAACCTTGGTTGGACCTGCTCGGCATAGGCAGCGCACGCAAGGGCAGTAGCAATCACCCTGTCATCCTTATTACGACCTGATGCTTCAATGGATGACCCGTCACGGATGGTTGTTTTCATCTCCTCGATGGTATCCATGTCGTAAATATCCATCATCCCACGCTCAAAATAGTCTTTCATGTAGGTCAGCATCCGCTCTTTAGTTGCTGAGGTAGTCAGCCAGCCAATTGAGTTAGACATTCCGCCTAGCGTATCGTTCCTACGCCAGATGTAGTTCTGCATATTGCCGTACACATCCATCAGGTCTTTACCTAGCGCAGTACCCATAGCGCTGGCTTGGCGCTTGAGGTTACGCATTTCATTGATGACAGCCTGTCCAGGACCGTTGACTTCAAGGTTAAGGGTAGAGTTTTTATACGCACCCGCTAGGTGACAGATCACCCAAGCGAATTGGTAGGTGTTCATTTCGGAGGTGGCAAAAGAAGCAACTTGCTCAAGCCCATCGGCATATACCCGAAATACTTGAATACAAAACCTGTCAGCCCAATCGCTACTTCCGTAAGCAGGATCAGCGCCAATAACATAGTAAGCGGTATCAACGGGTTCTTCCCAAACTTTGAGTGTAGCCAATCGTTCAGTAGATTTAAGGACTTCAGTATCGTGGAAGTTAACGCCAAATGAATAACGGTAAGATTGGTACGGAATCTTCTTAAGTTTCTTAACAGCATCGGTACACCTCGCATTAGAAAAGAAGGATGTGCCTGTCATCACGAAGGCATAGTCCTCAGTAGGAGGAAACTCCTGATACATCAGGCTATCGTCTTTGATTCCTTCGTAGAGCTTCCAGCGCCACCAAGCAATCTGGCGTGAATTGATCTCTACGCCATACAGTTTCTTAATATCTCGCACCCATTCTTTTTCTTCGCCTGAGAGCTTACCATCCCAATACACTTTATATGTCTGTCCTTCAGGATCGAGCGAGTACAACTCGTTGCGCCACCATCCACAGAAAATGGCACGCTGAGTCCTAGCTCTCTTAGCAGTAACATACATATCGTGAAACATATTAAAACCACGAGCAGTACTTTCAAATGTATATAACCTATCTGGATTAGTTTCAGCAAGGGAAGCTAGGAGAGAAGCTAATCCTTCTTCATCGCCCCAGCTTGAGGTTTCTGTTCCATGTAAGTATGTAATAGCCTTACCACGACCCAGACTTCCTTTAGCTCTAAGCCCAGCGACTTGATAAAAGATACGGCTGCGGTTCTTGAGGGAAAGCTGATTTCGGTTGTGAGCAAGGATCGGGATGCGGTACTCCTTGGGCAGACCATCCATATACATGGCAAGGGTTGATCGGAACATATCCCGATTCTCTTCCGTATCAGTTGTGAGTGTGCCTTGAAGCCCTGGATGGGTGAAGTGCCAGTAGAGATCAAGTGCGAGTGATATTGTAGTGATGCCAAGTTGCCTTCCTTTCAATATGACAAAGAAATGGCAATCGTCTTGCAATCCCTTCGTAATTTCCTGCATAACATAGGTTTGCGTACCCAAGAGGTTATCCATCTTGCGTAAGCCTTGTTCTTTTGTTTCAATTTTCAGTTGACGGCAAAAGTGGTAAAAATTTTGTAAATCAAAGTTTTTCATTAGTTAGCCAAGGTAATTGATTGTCGTACTTGCCGTTCATTGTGTAATTACCAATTTCAAAGAAATCTTGCTTGACGGAATATTCATTCCCGCCCAATCGAAAGCAAAAGGTTCGCTCGCCTGACCAAGTGAAGTTAGGAAAGAATTGACGGGCTGCTTCATAGAATTTACGATCCCCGCCCCAGCCAGGTTCAGACAGTACATTGGCTAAGGCTTTTAGGACAGGCGTTTTCATACCCCACATACACCAATCGACAAAGCGGTGACCTGGTGCTTGATAGCAGTCGTGTAGCTCGCCAAGGGCTTCACAGTTATCGTCAAGCAAATAGTTCCCCTCCTTGTCATACACGGACCGTAGGGTGTAAACCCAATCATAACCTTGTTCAATCTTTTCCATAATAGATTGCACATGGTTTAACTTGTACCAGTCATCATCGTTGCAAAAGAACACGACATCCTCATTGACAAGAAAAGCGGAAGCTGCATATAGCCTTCTGCCTTCGACATCTTTACCGCCTACATAGTCATCCCAATAACAAACCCGACAGTGGGGGTATAGTTTTTTGATTTGCAGGAACGAATCCCAATAGTCTGTGACGATGTAGTGAGTGCAGGGATAAGATTGTTTCTTAACGGACTGCACGCACTGGTCCAGTTCTTCTGGGCGCTTGCCGTTAGTAACGGTCACTACTGCTGCGGTTTTCAATTGTGCTTATCCAGTTTCTTGGTTTCAAAATTCGCTATATCCCAGTACGCTACCTTTAGGCGTGCAGAATGATTCTTGGCTAAGGCGATTAGTCCGTCATAAGTCATTTGACTGTACTTGGCTTTCCACTCGGCTGCTAATTTGATCTTTTGCTTTTTGGTTCGGCAAGAGAGCGCTTTTAGCATCTCTGTCTTATAAAGTAGGCGTTCTGCGATTAGCTTCTCGTAATCAGTGGATGGCATCGCCATCTTGCTCAGGATCAAGCAGATTGCGTAAGTGTTCTATCTCCATCTGAGCTGCAAAGAGCAGCTTGGAGGATTCCCCATGCACCCGCATCAGCTCATGGAAGATCTGTTCCTTATCCATCCGCCAGATACGGTCCATATAGCTCTTTTTGGCAAAGTCATCGGCTTTCTCAATGTACTGCTCTACCGATTCCTTCTTGCTTACTCCGTTCTCCATACTCGCACTCCTTCGTTTTCTTTTCTGGCGATAAATTTCTTGTTTAACTGCTTACCTGATCTGTAGTTGGCGTTGCAGACAATTTGTAACTTCCCCGTTGGTACAAAGAATGATTCACCGACTTCCATGACTTTATATGGGTACACATTACGCTTTTTCTCAGGGGGTATTGGAATATTTTTTTCAACTGCAATAGTCATGCTAGTATTCTCCTAATAACTTCACTCATCATACACTATCATGATACACACATACAACGAATATCATCTAGGCGATAACCTTATTCACTTACATTATCTCAGAATGGTGTGTAAGCAAGAACCCCATTTAGAGTTTGTTCATCACTGCAATCCACAGTATCACAGCCAATTAGAACCCCTCTGTGAGGGCGTAGCCATACAGATACAAGATTTATCCATACCTCCTAAAGCTCACAACGCTTGGATCGGTTATAAGAACTTCTTTTACCATCACGGAGCTAGGCGTGACTGGGTAGCCTTCCATCTGTCTTGGTACGACTATCTATCCGACAGGCTGGAAGTTTCCAATCCTATAGCTTGCAAGGAGGATCTACTCTTCGAGTACCCCGCATTAAGGGCGAGAGAGTACCCACGATTTGACTGGCTGATAGTCAACAGCCCTCCCCAATCTGGGCAGCTTCCCGACTACAACCAGGCGTGGTTTATAGACAAGGCTAAAGAACTCTGTAATCAGGGCTTAAAAGTCATTACAACCTACCCAACTGGGGTATGTGAGAGTACTTTAGAGCGCAAAATGACGGTCACTGACATCGGAAATCTGTCACTGTATGTGGATAACATCCTGGG